CTTTGAGCACAAATATAAAAACAAAGAGACCGGCCTTGAGATTCCGTATCGCGTTACGATCGACGTATCGTCTCGCGAGATCATGTCGATCGTTCGCAACTACGACGAGCCGACTGGCGAAGAAGGCGACGAGCTTCCCGAAGCCCGCACAAACTTCGTCAAATATACTTTCGTCCCCGGCATGGGCTTCTACGACATTGGCTTGCTGCATATTCTTGGTAACACGACAAACGCGGTGACGGCTGCATGGCGCGAAATGCTCGACGCAGGCATGTATGCAAATTTCCCGGGCTTCCTCATGGCCGACACCGGGGCAAGACAAAACACAAATATCTTCCGCGTTCCTCCGGGCGGTGGCGCTCTTGTGAAGACAGGTGGCGTTCCGATTAATCAAGCTGTCATGCCGCTGCCTTACAAAGAGCCGGGCATGGCGCTGATGAACCTTGTGCAGAACATGGTCGAGACCGGCCAGCGCGTTGGTTCGACCAGCGAGTTGCAGGTCGGAGAGGGTCGCGCCGATGCGCCGGTCGGCACAACGCTGGCGTTGATTGATCAGGCGACGAAGATCCTGAATAGCGTTCACAAGCGCCTTCATGCCGCGCAGGCTGAAGAGCTTGAGTTGCTGGTTCGTTGCTTCCGCGAGCATCCCGAAAGCTTCTGGGGCAAGAACAATAAAGCCGCGAAGCGTTGGAATGAGAAGACCTTTATGCAGGCTCTCGACGACTATGATCTCGTCCCGCAGGCGGATCCGAACACAGCGAGCCAGACGCAGCGCCTGATGAAGATCATGGCGCTGAAACAGCTCCAGCAATCCAATCCTGCGATGTATGATCCGAAGCAGATCGACCTTGCCGCCATGAAGGCGATGGGCTGGAGCAACCCAGAGCAGTTTATGGCTCCGGCCGAAGCTCAGGGTCAGATGCCGCCGCAGATGATGCAGGCCATCGAAGAACTGAAGATCAAGAAGCAGGATGCCGATTCGCGCTCTCTTACAGCGCAGGCGAAGGCACAAGAGATTCAGATGCGCGCCGCGGGCGGCGGCGTTGTTGGCGCAGACAAAGAAGGCGACGCTGTCAAAGCGGCCGAACTTCAGGTTCGCCAGCAGGAGATCGAGTCGCGTGCGATCGACGCGCGTCTCGACGCGGCCAATCGCCAGCGTGATCGCGAGACCCGCGAGCGGCTTGCGGCGATTAATCTCGCCAAAGAATTGATTGCCAATCCGCAGGCAGCGCCGTTGCTTGAGCAGGTTCTGACGCCTGAAATGTTGGCGAAGCTAGAAGGCGAAGAGCCGCCGCTGTTGAATGTCCCGGGAGTTCCGAATGAGCAAGCTTGATCTCGTTCACCAAGCCATCCGGATTGCGAAGATGGCGCATGGCGGTCGCTTGCTTGCTTCGCATTCTGCGAATGCTCCCCAAGGAGCTTCGCTGCTTGAGGACCAATACCCATCTCATTACATGCCCGGCGTCGGTCGTCAGGTGATGGCTGATGGCGGTATGCCGGAAGATCCTGTCTCCGGGGCTATGGACGTCGCCAGATCGCTTCCTGAAGAAGCGCCGCAGATCCCAATGCCCGCGCCGTCAGCGCCGCCAAAGAGCCCGTTTGAGGGGCGCGTAGGTATGCAGCCGCCGCGCACTCTTGGCTCGATGTATAATGTGCCGGAAGGTGCGCCGTGGGCAGAGCGTTCTGAAGAAGAAGCCAATATGCCGCGCGTTCAGTCTCTGGCTGACGCTTTCAATAAGGCGATCGAAGAGCACGCCAATCTTCCCTACAAAGAGCGCGTGGCAAATACGAAGTCTGCGATCGAGAAGCTTGCGCCATATGTTGGTATGCGCAAGGACGGCAAGCTCGTCCCGCTGCTGGGCCGCAATGAAAAGCTGATGAAGGCCGAGGCCGGATCCAAGGGCGGCAAACCGCTTGAGGTTGATGGCATGGGCGTCGAGACGACCGGCCTTGCGCTCTCGCCGGCTTTCAAGATGGGCAACTTCCAGACCTGTCCAAATCATGCGTCCTGTAAGGACGAATGCTTGGGCAAGACGTCCGGCAACTATTTCAAGGTTGGCGGTGGTCGCGACCTTGATGCCTTCAAGGGTCCGCGCCTCAACTCGCTCAACAAGACGATCGCCATGCTTCAGGAGCCTGAAGCTTTCGCCGTGCGTCTGTTCGATGAGATCCAGAGCGCCAAGCGCGAAGCCGAATACAATGGCAACAAGCTGGGCGTCCGGTTGAATGTTCTGTCGGACCTTAGCCCGAAGATCCTTGAGCCGATCATCAAGGGCCACCCGGAAGTCGATTTCTACGACTACACGAAGATGGGCTACGATCCGGTTGCCGAAAACCATCATTACACCTATTCTTCGACCGGCGCGTCTCAGGAAGGTGTCGACAACCAGCATAGCAATTGGAGAGAGATGCGCCGTCGTCTCGAACAGGGGCAGAATGTCGCAATGGCTTTCAGCCATAAGGACGCCATTCCGCAGGAAGTTCATGACGAAGAGACGGGTAGAAAGTATCGCGTTATCTCTGGCGACACGCATGACTTCCGGCCACTCGATAGCATCGAGAACCCGGGCGAAGGCGTCATTGTCGGTCTGAAGAACAAGAACGTCGCCAGCAAGAACGACACGGCGCACAAGGAGTCGAATGGCTTCTTTGTGCACTATGATCCGCAGTTCAAAAAGACTGCGAAAGGCACGCTTGAACGAGACGAAGAAGGTAAGCCGATCGCGACTAACTTCGTCGTCAAGATCAAGAAGCAACCGGGCAAGGAGAAATGATATGACAAAGAAGATTGAATTAGATCGCCCTAACTTTTACCAGCAGTTCCACAATCTGGATAAGCACCACGATTCGTCGAACTATTCGCGCAAAGAATGGTATGAATGGGATGAGCCGGAAGCGAAGGAATCTTTCGCTGATGGCGGTTCCGTAGACGCTTCTGCTGAACCTGAAAAGGTCAAGCTGTCCGATCATTTCAAATAAGGAATAAGCCATGCCCGTCGATACGCACGAAGACATTCAACTTGCAGCGGGCGTTGAGCCGGTAACGGATGTTCCTGAGAAAGCCTACGGCGGCGCAATCTACACGCCTGAGCTAACGCAAGACCCCGACGATCTCGCGCGTCGTTTGATCCTTTGGTCATATGCCGCAGCGCCTGTCGCGCGTCCTCTTTCGAGAGCAGAGGGCGGTGCAGCGGAATATCCTGTTGCCATGCCGACCGAAATCAAAGAAGATTTGAAGCATGGCGAAGCCAAGCTGCGCAACTTATCACCTGATGAATTTCTCAAGGAAGCTGACCCGCTTCATATCGGTCATGGCGACCGCAATATTATTCATTCTTTTGAGAAGCATATTCAACATGGTGATCACCTTGGTCCTCTTAAATTATATGAGGGGGGACATCAGGATGGCCGACATCGCGCGAACGCAGCTAAAGCTCTTGGGGTCAAGAAGGTTCCCGTCATTGACTATCGCAAGGCCGATGGTGGCCCGGTTGATCCCGTTGAGGCTGCGAAGGATACGGCGCGAAATCTGACGCCAATGGGTTTTTACAGCGCCGCGTCTGAGGCGGCGTCTAAAATACCTCAGAAAGCGCCAATCGATCAGATCCTGAACAAGCTGAAAGGATCGCCCAATGTCAAAGCGGAGGAGCTTGATCAGTCAGGCGTTCGAGATGCTTTTGCTGGGCAGAAGAGCGTGGATCCGCAGGAAGTTGCGCGGCATCTACAAGAGAACCTGCCACAGGTGCAGGAGAAAGTTCTCAGAGATCCTTACGCGATTGGACGAGAGTTAATGGACAAAGCCTATGCGCTAAAGATGCAGGGCAAGCTTGATGAGGCGGATGCTCTAAACGCGCAGGCGCGACCGTATATGGCGCAATACCGTTCAAAAGGCCCGAATGATGCGAAGTATGGCGAATACCAATTAAGTGATCCACGCGATGATTTTACAGTAGGTAATTATCGCGAATTGCTTTTGCATTTGCCAGAAAAAATTGACACCGACAGTAGCGCAAAAGCTGCCGAGATGGCGCGTTCTTTAAATGAAAAATACGGTGAGAGATGGGCGTCACTTATGACGTTTGATGAGGTTAAGAAATATGAAGATCTATTAAAGTCTCAAGAATCAGCAGAAAAAGTTAATAATTATAAGTCAGGCCATTGGGGAGAGACGCCAAATGTTCTCGCCCATATCCGCATGTCCGATAGAGGATTTGCTTTCCAAAAGCCGTATCTTCACGTCGAAGAAGTTCAAAGCGATTGGGGTCAAAATAAGCGTGATGGAGAAGACGTCCCTGAAGGCCCGCATATTGGAAGCACAGAAGGATGGACTGATCTTGCGTTGAAACGCATTCTTCAAGAGGCGGCGAAAGGCGATTATAAAAAAATCCTTTTTACGGCCGGGAAAGATCAGTCAGATCGTTACGGGTTGGATAAAAAATTTGAATCAATTCGCTGGTCTCCAGATACAAAAGAACTTTTAGCTGAAGGTCTTGAGGGGCTGGAAGATATTGAAGAAAAGGTTCATGCAGAGGCTCTGCCCGGTTTTATAGGCAAGGATCTTGCGGATAAATTGCTTTCTCAGCCGATAAAAACCGTGGGGAATAAGCAGGTTCATTTATTGCGTGGCGGCGATCTAAAAATAGAGAATAAAGGCATGCGCAATTATTACGATAGGAAGCTGCCAGAGCGCATGAATAAACTTGTCGCGCAATTAGACCCATCAATAAAAATGAAGTTGTTTGATCACACGATTAATCTTGGGACAGAAACTGACGATGGAGAGGATCGAATCCACCATCTTCATTCTCTTGAGATGACGCCAAAGCTGCGCGAGGCTATCCTCAAGGGATTGCCGGCTTATGACCACGGCGGCGAGGTCGGCAAAGACCGCGGGGGGTCTATAATTAAGCGGGCTCTTGCGGTATTATCTGGACTTCCGAAGTAATCGGACGGGGACGCCCGCATCTCTAGCTGGAGAGAAAAAATGTATGCAATGGCCAAGTCGGCCCGCGAGAAGCTGAAGGCGAAAGCCCGCTCGCTCGCGGCTCCCGGCACACTTAAAAAAGATCAAGACACGACACAGGCAGATTGGACCCCGGCGGAGCCGCTGGACGCCGACGTTAAGACCGGCGCTCGCCCTGTTGGGAAGGCCCGCCTTTACAACAAGGGCGGCAAGGTTTCCGGTTCCGCCGTCAAGGCTCGCGCCGATCGCAAGGCCCGCAAGGCTGGCGGTAAGGTCGAAAAGGAAATCGGCATCGGCATGTCTAACAAGGACGTGCGCGAAGCCAATGAATTGCGCGAAGGCAAAAAGCACATTGGCGGCTTCAAAAAGGGCGGTAAAGCCCGCGCCACCGGTGGCTCGGTTCCGTCAGACAAGGAAACGGGTTTGGACAAGAAGCGGGTCGGCACCATTCAGGTGAAGCCGACCCGCGGTAAGGCTGAGAACTACAAGAAGGGCGGCAAGATCAAGAAGGCCGACGGTGGTGGTCTGCCCAGCCCCGAGGAGGCGATCGGCACAGAAGTTCGCATGAAGGGCCTGAAGGTTATGCCCGGCAAGGCTTCGACAGCTGCTGCTGAAGTGACGCCTGCGCAGCTTCGCCGCGAGGAAGGCTATACTGCTGCTGACATGAAAGCCCCGCGCGCCGGTCGCAAAGAAGGCGGTCGTAAGTGGATCCAGAAAGCCATTGAGAAGCCCGGCGCGCTGCGCAAGTCGCTTGGCGTAAAGGAAGGCGAGAAGATCCCGGCAAAGAAGCTGGCCAAGGCTGCTGAAGCCTCAGGTAAGCTGGGCAAGCGCGCTCGTCTTGCTGAGACGCTTGGCCGCATGAACCGAGCCACTGGCGGTCGCACGAAGTCAGGCAAAGGTAAGACCAACATTAACATCGTGATCGCTGCTGGCCAGAAGCGTCATCCGGCGGAAGACATGCCGCCGGCGGCTCCTCGCGATGGCGCTGTGCCTATCCCGATGCCTGCGGCTCCGCCGCCTGCGATGATGGGCGCTGGTATGCCTCCGATGCCTCCGGGCGGCGCTGGTTTGCCGATGCCGCGTAAGGCTGGCGGTCGAATCACCAAGGTCGCCAAGTCCTATAAGGACATGGAAGCCGGCGCGGCGAGCGGCGAGGGTCGTCTTCAGAAGACGGATATCGAATCACGTCACACCGACGCTCCGGCCCGCAAGGCTGGCGGTCGAATCAGCAAGGTTGCCAAGTCCTATAAGGATATGACGGCTGGCGCTGGTGATGGTGAAGGCCGCTTGCAGAAGACAGATATCGCGAAAGCGAAAAAAGCTCGCGGTAAGTAATTGCTGCGAATGGGGGTGCCGGATTCCCCTTCCTCTTTCGGCACCCCCTGACTACATAAGAGGAAGGCGAGTGGAAGGGACTCGTTATGACTTTTACGACGCAGCAAGCGTATGAGCGCGAGCTTGCAACTTTGATCGAGATGGAAATTGAAAGGTTGATGGACTCAGTTTCCAACGGTCATTTAGAAAGTTTCGCCGCTTATCGATTTGAAGCGGGGAAGATTGCAGGGCTTCGCCTTGCTCAGGAATATCTGCTTGAAGCCGAGCGGATATGTAGAGAGAAGTATTGATGAGAAGGAAGGGAAAATAAAATGCCGCCCATGATTATGGAGCACGAAGTCGATCCAAAGCAAAAGATCCTTGAAGATCTTGGAGATCTTTCAAATATTGAGATCTTCAACAATCAAATATTGTGCGCGGTATATGTCCGTCCGACAAAAACAAAGAGCGGATTGTATTTGTCCGACAAAACCATTGATGAAGACCGTTACCAAGGTAAGGTCGGTCTTCTCGTAGGCATGGGACCGGCAGCGTTTCAAGATGATTCGGGTGCTTGGTTCAATAACGCCAGCTTTAATCTGAATGATTGGCTAGTCTTCCGCCCGTCGGATGGCTGGAGCATTACAGTTAATGGCGTTTTATGCCGAATGATGGCCGATACGCAGGTGAAAATGCGTATTCCGTCTCCTGATGCTGCTTGGTAGGAGGATTTTATATGTCTGATGAAGATAATGGCGTTGAAATTGTGCTTGAAGAGCCAAAGAACGCCGATGAAAAGGCTCCGGAAGTAGAAATTACTGACGATCCGCCGAAGAAAGAAGCGAAAAAGAAGGAAATTGAGCCTGAAGAAGGCATCAGCGAGCTTAAAAAGAACCTTGAGCGCGAAAAAAGAGCGCGCGAAGAGGCTGAACTAAGAGCGCAGCAGGCATATCAGCACGCTCAGAAAGCTCATGCTGATAAAACTGACTCGGATTATCAGCTTATCGTCAATGCAATCGAGACAGTTAAGGAGAGAAACGAATCTCTGAAGACTGCTTATGCAGAAGCGATGGCCGCGAGCGATTATAACCGCGCTGCCGAGATCCAGAACGCCATGACAACGAACGCCCATCAGCTTGAAAAGCTGAAAGAGGGCAAAAAGGTCATGAAGAAGCAGCTGAAGGAAGCAGAGCAGGCGCAGCCTATTCAGCCTGTTGCTCCTCCGCGTGGCGACATTGTCGATCAGCTTGCCGCGACTGTTTCAAACAAGTCTGCCGAATGGCTGCGCAGCTCGCGTGACTTCATCAAGAGCGAGCGAGATGTTCGAAAGATGTTTCGAGCGCACGAAGATGCGGTCGATGATGGCATTCAGCCGGATACCGACGAGTATTTCGAGTTCATCGAAGGCCGTATGGGCATTAATCGAGACAGTGCAGTCGAATCACCGATGTCTGAGGCGGCTGCGCCGGCTCCACGTCGGTCTGTTTCGCCTCCTCCGGCCCCTGTTTCTCGTGGTAATGCGCCGCGGCCTAACGTCATGCGCCTTTCGAGGGCGGAGGCGGAGACAGCTAAGGATCTTGGCATGACCCCTGAAGAGTATGCCAAGAACAAAGCCGCCCTGATTAAAGAAAACCGCTACGGACATTAAGGATGACTGATATGGAAAACACAGATACCCCTCGCGGCCGTCGTGGCGGCATGTTTGCGAAGGCCGCCAAGGAGGCAGTTTCTTCCGAGGCTCAGACGATGAGGCCGGCTATGCGTGATGATGATCCTCGGGCTGCTGCGGCTCGCCGTGCGGCTGAACTTCGCGGCCATCTTGGCGATCTCGATGAAGGCACGGACCAGCTTTACGTTGATCCGTCCACTATTCCGGATGGCTGGACATATAACTGGAAACGCTACTCTGCCTATGAATGGGAAGACACTGGCAATCAGCTGCGCGTTAAGCGTGAAGGCTGGACGCCTGTGCCGGCGTCGCGCCATCCTGAGATGATGCCGCATAATACGGATGCAAATTCGATCATTATGCGCGATGGCCTTGTTCTTATGGAGTGCCCGACCGAGATCGTTGAGGAGCGCAAACGAATCGAAATTAAAGCTGCGCGCGATCAGGTTCGGTTCAAGGAATCGCAGCTTTCGGGCACACCTGAAGGCACGATGACGCGAGATCATGCGCGCGTTAAGCCGCAGATCAAAAAGTCCTACGAAGCGATGCCGATTCCGGAAGAGTGATCTTCGCCGGCGTAGCTCAGTAGGTAGAGCAACGGATTTGTAACCCGTAGGTCGGGCGTTCGATTCGCTCCGCCGGCACCAGCTTAGACCCCCGTCAAGGGGGTCTTTGCATTTTTTGCGTTGTCAATATATAATGTGCTCAAGCTTTAACAGGCTTGGGCTCCCCCGGCGTGGAGCATTTAACTATTCCCGGCTAACATTCT